GGTTTCCACGGGGAATTGACTTTCCAATATCGGAACGGCCATCTGGTGCTAGTTCGGATCTCGGAGACACTGATACCCGATGCTGCGTCGAACGATAGTCGGCCGAGCCCGTGAACGTGCTTCCCGGTTGGCATGGCTGCGGCAAGCCGAGGAGCGCGACGCCGCAAGTGCGCCGGATCGGTTCGCCGCCGACGGCCGGCCGTTGACGGACGGCATCACGAACGCCTATCAGCCGAAAGTCGCTGCCGATCATCCCGACTACGCAGAGAAAGTGGCGAAGCCGGTCATGGACGCGGTCGACAGCATGCCCAAGGCCTATCGAGACGCTTGCCACGAATATGGCTACGCAGATGTCTTTCGAGCGTGGCGACGCGGCATCACGCCAGCGCGCATTCGGCAGATGGCCGAGGCCAACGGAGGAAGGTTCGTGCTGTGATCCAGCGCCGCGGCTTCCTCACCGGCATCGCCGCCGCCCTCTGCGCTCCGGCTATCATCAGGACGCCAGGGCTGATTATGCCCGTGAGGGCACTGAAGCTGCCGAGGACAATCCGAGTCCAATTCGATGTGCAGGCTATCCGCGACCGCAATGTGTTGCTCCATATAGATGATTACGCAGGGCGGCCTCTGAACTGGGGTCCACGAACGATTATCCAGCAACTCGACGCCGACACCGGTATATGGAACACCGTCTCGGACATTGCCGCATGATCGCCCGCCGCGGCTTCATCGCTGGCTTGGCTGGCCTGCTGGCAGGGCCGGCGATCGCCCGCCGCTGCGGGCTGATGCCGGTCAAGGCGGTCAAGGACCTAGGACAGTTTGCGAGATGGCGAGAAGCTATCAACGCTATCCCGTATCTGGAGCCGAACGCGCGTCTTGCCGAAGAAATGGCCTTTCTCGAAGGCATGAGCCAGAAGATCGTCGCGCAGTTCTGGTACGGGAACGCCGATCTGCATCCGTTCGAACTGCCGGGCTTGAGCGGCTTCAATGAGCCTACCCGCTTGAATTAACCCGTCGTTCCGCTTATTGAGTCACTGACTGCGGCACGGAGGACCCGGCCGCGCTCCTGAATACCCGCAGGAAGCGCAGCCATGTCCGACGATGCAGACATCCTTGAAGCCGCCGCCCAGTTCGCCGCCGACGCGCAGGCCATCCAGCGCGCCCGGGAGCAATGGGCTTCGACGCTCATGCGCCGGCGGCCGGTCACGCAAACCGCCAGCCAGGCTTTCCTTTCCTCCGGCTCCAAGCTGGCGCTGAGCGTCGGCTGCTGGACTGAGGTGGCCCGCTTCGGCATCAGCGAGGCGCGCCGATGAAGCCGCGCTACGAGGCAATGGCCAAGCCGCCGCGCGCATGGGTGTCGGCAACAAATATACCTGAACCGCTGCCCACCATCACCGTCTGGGCGCAGGACGACTCGCCGCGTGAAACCGGTCTCGTGACCGCCCAAGGCGTGCCGATCTACCGCGTTCAGGACCGTGAGCCGATCGGATTCAAGCCATGAAGAGCGCAGCGCAAGCGCCCGTCCTGGCTGAACTCGGCGTTGATGTGGGAGTGCGGTTCGGCCGATTGCTCATCAAGGAATGGGTTGGCGGCCCCGGTCTGGTCACGAAATGGCGCTGCGCCTGCGACTGCGGCGGCGAGGTGACGCTTGCCACCTACCGGCTGAAGCAGACGAAGACACCGGGGTGTCGCCAGTGCTCAACCGCGAGGCAGGCGTTGGCCAAGGCTAAGCATGGCGACTTCATGGGCAGCAAGGGCCGCAAGACGCGGTTATGGCGTACATGGGCATCCATGCACGAGCGCTGTAACCCTGGTCGGCATTCGTCGCCGCGTGGCTGGGACATTTATCTGGCGAAGGGAATTGTCGTCTGCCCTGAGTGGTCAGATTTCGCGGTGTTCCGCGATTGGGCACGCGCTAATGGCTACGCCGACGATCTGACCATTGAGCGCAAGTCGTCCTGGGGGAATTACGATCCTGGGAACTGCGAGTGGATCACCAAGGCTGAAAACTCGCGGCGGGCCGGCGCCGCCACGGCAGCGAAGAATAAATGGGAAGCCCCGATGCGTCCGTGGGTTGATCCGCACTTCCCGATTGAGATGCTGTGGGGGGCCTGCTGATGTCCGGGAGTGTAGGCAATTCTGGCTACGGTGCTGCGCAACCTCGCCCTGAGGGTGCAAAGCGGGCGCCGAGAAAACGCGCTGAATTGTCGTATGCAGACGCTAGCGCCGATAGGTTGTCGAAGACTCCGGCAAAGGCCAAGAAGCGACGGCCCGACGGTTCTGATAGTAATTGGGCGCAAATTCGGCATCATTCAGAGCAGAGGATTAATCAACAGCGCTCGTGGCGGCAGTCATGGATGCAGAACTACCAACTGCTCGAGGCCTACATTCAGCCTCGCCGCGGCATCTTCATCAACACGGCGATGCCGACGCCGAACTCCATGATCCGCGGCCAGCCGATCAACCAGAACATCGTCGACCCGACCGGCACCTATGCTGCCCGCCGCTGTGCTGCCGGCATCATGTCCAACGAGATGTCGCCATCACGGCAGTGGTTCAAGCTGAAACCAGCCCTGGCCGATCGCTCGGAAGCGCCGCCGGACGCCATCGAGTGGTTCGAAGAGGTTGAGGACCGGCTGCACACCATCATGGCGCGCAGCAACTTCTACGACGAAGCCGCGCAGATGTTTGAGGACCTGGTGATCTTCGGCACCGGCCCGATGCTGATTTACGAAGATCAGGCCGATCTCATCCGCTGCTACACGCCCTGCTGCGGCGAATATCTGCTGTCGAGCTCGTCCGGCAACCGCGTCGGCGTCCTGAGCCGCCTCTTCGTGATGACGATCTCTGCCATCGTGGAGATGTTCGAACTCGAAAACTGCCCGCCGGAAGTCCAGGAGATGTGGCGGCAGAAGGGCGGCGCGCTCGAGGTGGAGCGGCTGGTCGCCCACATCATCGAGCCGAACAGCCCGATCAACGCCCCGGGCATGGACGAAGCCGCTGGCATGGTTCCGGGTGGCTTCGCCTGGCGTGAGGCCTACTGGATCTGGGGCGCCAGCAACGAGTGGCCTCTGAGCCTGTCCGGCTTCCATGAGCCGCCATTCATCTGCCCGCGCTGGAGCGTCACCAGCAACGACGCCTACGGCCGCAGCGTCGGCATGGATGTGATGCCGGACATCCTGCAGTTGCAGGTGATGACGAGCCGCATGGCCGAGGCGCAGGAGAAGATGGTCCGGCCGCCGATGCTGGCGAGCATCGAGATGAAGAACGAGCCAGCCAGCGTGCTGCCGGGCAAGCTCACCTACGTTCCGAAGCTTGGCCCGGAAGTCGGCATGCGGCCAGCCTACACCGTCAACCCGCAGACCAGGGAATTCGCCGAGACCATCCTGCAAATCCAGCAGCGTTGCCGCGAAGGGTTCTTCAATGACCTCTTCGCCATGCTCGAGCAGACCAAAAAGGACATGACGGCGTACGAAGTCGCCGCCCGCAACCAGGAAAAGCTGCAAATCCTCGGCCCCGTGGTCGAGCGACTTCAAAACGAAGGCCTGGGCCCGGCCATCCGCCGGGTGTTCTCGATCGCCAACCGCCGGAACCTGCTGCCGCCGCTGCCGCGCTCGCTCGAAGGCGTGCCGCTCGGCGTCGAATACGTCGGCGTTCTGGCGCTGGCATCCAAGGCCTCGATGTCGGCGGCGCTGACCGAATTCGCCAACCAGATGAACGCCCAGCAGCAACTCCATCCGGAAATCGCCGACCTTTGGGACGTCGTCGAGTGGGGGCGCGAGATGTCCGACACGCTGTTTATCCCGAAGAAGATCGTGCGCAGCCCGGATGCAGTGAAGGCATTGACTGCGGCGCGTCAGAAGCAACAGCAGCAAGCCCAGGCGATGATCGCCGCGCAGCACGCTGCAACGACCGCTCAGACGCTCGGAAGTACGGATATCGGCGGCGGCCAGAATGCAATGTCGCTGCTCACCGGGCTCGGCCAGGGTATCAACGGCGGTGGCGGCGGTCCTGGAGCACAGCCTGGGGGAGCCGCGTAATGCTGAACCTCCTTCGTCCCCTGTCAGCGAGCAGCAACGTGAACGCGATCATCGAGAAGCTGCGGCATGCCGCCGGTAACTCGACGCGGGCTGTGCGTGTGATCCCTGATGGCCGTGTGCCGGTTGGCGAAATCTGGATCGAAACTGGCGTCGGCCGCGTCCGCGTCACTGATATTCCCAAGGGAACCTGATGGACCGCATTCTGAAATTCACCCGTCACCAGGACGGCCGCGGACTGCTGACCGTGCTCGACCGGCTGCCGTTCCCGGCAGTGCGGGCGTTCACCATTTCGTCCGACCAGGTGTTCCAGTGGCGGGGCGGCCATGCCCTGCGGACGTGCCATCAGCTTCTGGTGCCGACGAAAAACACGCTGCTGGTGAACCTGGACGACGGCGCTAAGCACAAATACGGCGTGATCCCAGGAGAGGCCCTGTATCTGCCGCCGATGACTTGGATCGATTACGCGTGGGGCACGCCGGGTGGCGGATCGGCCATCGTGCTGTGCTCGCACCACTACGACGCCGCCGACTATATCAGCGACAGGCCGATATTCACATCCACGCTGACAGCGATGCGTGCGCCGCTGGATAAGGCTGTTCGACTGGCAGTGCGCCGCGCCGCCGTGTCCGAGGACATCTGCGGCAATGGCTGAGAAGCCAGCGAAAGTTTCCAAGGCATCAGTCCGCTACGGTCGCGGGAAGATGACCCGCCATTGCGGTGTCTGCGAGCACTTCCGCAAGCCGAAGTCGTGCGTGCTCGTCGCCGGCGATATCGACCCTGGAGCTTGGTGCCGCCTTTTCGAGCGCGCCACCGTGAAAGAGAAGAAGAATGCCTGAAGTTGCTGGCCAGATGCAGCAAGGTCGCGAGATGTCCGAGCGCGAGTGCCTTCGCGAAGGTGTCGGCCACATCCGCAAGCTTCGGGAGGCATTCCAAGCGATGGCCCAGCGCTATGCAACGGCGCGGACGCCGCTCGACTGCATGATCCACCTGCATGGCTTCCGCGACTGCTTCCGCGGCATCGCCGCCCTCCGCATGGATATGCGCTGGCTCCTGCCGGCCCGCATCGCCGAGCAGATGGAGGACCAGCTACAGGCTGAATTCAAAGTTGCTGGCCAGGGTGGTGTAGCGCTGGTTTATCGCACCGAACGCTGGAACCATCGGGTGAAGCTGCTCGAAAAGCTGGAGCACCAAGTTACGCGGCTGTTCGACCGGGCGGCGCCGCCTCTCCTCATCCTCCCACGATCTGAAGGACATTGACCTTTATGGGCGAAGCCAAACTACGCCGTGAGAAACCCCTTATCAGCGTCCTGATCCCGGAGCGCGGCCGGCCGGAGGCACTGAAGGCGTTGCTGTGGTCCCTCGTCACACACGATGGCGATGACAAGCGCTACGAAATCCTGGTGGCGATCGACGAGGACGACAGCGCACATCACGGCGTCGATCCGGTCGAAAGCCGGCATGTGCGATATTTCACTTGGCCACGGCCGCTCACGCTCGGCCAGAAGATCAACATGCTGGCGAAAGAGGCGCATGGAACCATCCTCTGGTCCGTAGCAAATGATCGCCTCATGCTCACCGAGGGTTGGCCGACCAAGTTCCGCGAAGCCGTCGCCAGCCTGCCGAACGGCATCGGCGTTGCCTATCCCAAGGACCCGCTGCACCCTGACCACGCCGCCTTCCCTATCGTCACCAGGCAGATGGAGAAGGCCGTTGGATTTGTCATGCCGCCCTGCTACCCCTACTGGTTCATTGACACCCACTGGGACCAACTCGGTGTGCTGCTAGGTGTTCGCTTCGAGATCCCGGTCGAACTCGCCGTCCAGGAAGGCACCGACGGCACCATCGACGGTCGCTACGAATTGCCGTTCTGGGTGGATTTCTTCCATGCCATCACTCCGGTGCGGCTGAAGGAAGGTATTCAACTCATCGAGGCGGCATGGGGCAAGGACCACAAGGAAGGTGCTGCCGCCTTGGCCGACCTCGGCCGGCGCCAGCAAATCTGCGCCGCCCGGGTCGCGCACCTGAAGAACCCGGCTTTCCTGGATTATTGGGGGTCGAAGGCAACCGAACCGCCGTATCCAGCGTACGCGGAGGTGAAGAAATACGCCGAAGGGATGATCGCCGATCTGGCGAAGCAGGCGCCGCGGAAACTGCGGGTTGCTATTTGCACGCCATCCGGCCGGTCGTATGAAGCTGGATGTGCCAACAGTATAGCGGCAATGGCTGCATATTCAGCACAAGCAGGAATTGACCTCTCGCTCATCAACGTGCAGACCAGTGCAATTACGCATGGCCGTAATAGTACAGTTCAAATAGCGATGGAGAATAATTGCGACGCCCTATGTTGGGTGGACTCAGATATGACATTCCCTCCCAATACTTTGGTGCGGTTACTGCAACATAAAAAAGATATCTGTGGGGCCACTTATAATCGGCGCACTCCAAATTTTCAAACGCTAGGCCGCCTCAAGGGACCAAATCCTGGTGGGCATGTACTGCGCTCAGGCGGTCTCCACGAAGCAGAGTTGCTACCTGGTGGGTTGTTGTTGGTGGATATGAAAGTCTACAAAGCGTTGAAATGGCCTTGGTACGCTGAATGCTACAAGTGGGAAGGCGACGACGGGCTCGACGCCTTCAAACGGCAGATGCGCAGCTATTTCACGGCTGAACCGCCGGCGGAAGCGATGGACGAACTCGACAGCACCAAGCTCGGTGCGTGGATGCGGGATCACTACGAGGTGGCGGTCGACGCCGGCAGCCCCGAACGCTATTTCAGCGAGGACCTCTACTTCATAAAGGCCGCGAGGAAGGCCGGCTTCTCGGTCTGGTGCGACCTCGATCTGACCTTCGAGGTAGGTCATATCGGGGTGCAGACGGTAACGTGCGAAAGGCCGCCGGCAGAAGTGGCGGAGAAACCATTGCAGGACGCGGCCGACTAAAGGTATAAAGCGGGGCGAGGAGCCGTTGGCGCGGTCTCCCCGTCCCTGACCTCCAGCGTCCAAGGACATACCGCTGTGGCTCGTGAAAACCTACCCGCGATTTATGCGTTCCGCAACCGCGAGAATGGCAAAGTCTATATTGGCTCGGCTATCGACGCGCTCGAACGCAGGAACGACCATCTCTACGCGCTTCGCCGCGGCCGTTCGCATTGCCCGCACCTTCAGGCAGCCTGGACGAAATACGGGGAGGATACCTTCGAATGGGGCATCGTTGAGGTGGTTGCTGAACCGACGATGCTCATCGAGCGGGAGCAGTTCTGGATGGACATCTTCCAGTCCTGCGATCGCTTGTTTGGCTACAATGCTAGGCCAAAAGCTGGCAACCAGCTAGGTCTCCGCCATTCGGACGTCAGCCGAGCGAAAATCAGCGCCAGCAAGAAAGGCAAGAAGCCCGATCTATCGGATGAGCAAAGAGCGCGGATGTCGGCCCTCCACAAGGGGCGAAAGCGGTCTCCCGAGACAGGAGCTAAGATATCAGCCGCGAATACCGGGCGGAAGATGTCGCCAGAAGCGATAGCCAAAACCAGGGCGGCTAATCTGGGCAGGAAGGCGTCTGACGCGACGAAAGCCAAGTTGTCGGCCATCCATAAAGGACAACAGGTGTCTCCCGAGCATCGCGATGCGCTGAGGGTTTACCGGACGGCGAGAGGGTGGACCCCGGAGGAGATTGCTAAGGCCTCGGCTGCCAGGATCGCATCTGGCAAGAGTCGCGTGGCTGCTTTCGAACGTTGGAAAAAACGCACGCCAGAACGCCGCGCTGAGATCGCCGCCAACATTTCGGCTGGCAAGAAAGCCAAGCGTTCCCACTGGACCCCGGAAATGGTCGCGGCCAACGAGGAACGGAAACGCCTGATGGAGCGGGACAGATTGCGAGCCAAGCGAGCAGTCGCCAAAGCCAAGAAGGCTGCCGAGCGGAATGCCGCGCAGCCGTCGCTGCTCGCCGCCGATTAACCATTGCGCCTGGGGATCGCGATCGGCATAAGAGGCGGGTGCATGTCCGTCTCACCCAGCTTGATGGCAGTCTTCCCAACCTCGCGTTGATGAAGCTCGCCCACTGGCATCGAGAGCGCGGCGACGTCGTACACTACACCCGGCAGGCCGAGCGGGACTTGTTCGAGGCGGATTATGGTGTCGTATACGGCTCTGCTATCTTCAAATTCAGCGCGCCGAAGATCGCTCGGTTTATCGCTGCCTTTCCAGGGGCTGTCCTCGGGGGAACGGGAACGGACCGCCAGCATACGGTCGAGGACATCATCGGGGAGCCGGTCTACGAGCGGTATGACTACTCGATAGCGCCTGGCTTCGAGCCGTCGATCGGCTTCACCCAGCGTGGTTGCCGCTTAGCCTGCAAGTTCTGCGTGGTGCCGGGGAAAGAAGGCAAGCCGGTCTCGGTGAACACCATCGCTGATATCTGGCGCGGCGGGAAACACCCCAAGAAGTTGCATCTGCTCGATAACGATTTCTTCGGGCAGCCCGAAACCGAGTGGCGAGCCCGCATCGAGGAAATAAGGCGCGGCGGTTTCCGTGTCTGCTTCAACCAAGGGATCAACGTGCGGCATCTGTCGCTGGCGGCAGCCGAAGCTGTCGCCAGCGTCGAGTATCGAGACGACGGGTTTCAGGAGCGGCGCATCTACACCGCATGGGACAACTTCAAGGATTGGCCGATCTTTATGCGCGGCGTGGACATGCTGGAGGCCGCTGGGGTGCCGCCGAAGCACGTCATGGCCTACATGCTGGTCGGTTTTTTCAAGAACGAGACGTGGCCGACCATCTGGGAACGGTTCAACGCGATGGTTTCCCGAGGCATCGAGCCGTTTCCGATGGTGTTCGACTGCCGCGCGGCTGATCCGGAGCGGTATCGCAGTTTGAAGCGGTTCCAACGATGGGTGGTCACCGGCCTGTACCGGGCCGTCCCCTTCGAGTATTACGATGCGTCGGCCAAGAAAGGACGCACCGACGCTCGACAGATGGAATTGTCCCCCGATTAACCGTTGCGCCCCTATGAGGGGGGGAGGCATAGAGGGGGGATGCGGTCAATGGGTTCCCATCAATCGGCGACGGCTGAGACGACGACATGGTTGACGCCGCCGGATATCCTGGCGGCGCTAGGTAAGTTCGATCTCGATCCGTGTGCCTGTCCGCTGCCGAGACCGTGGTCGACTGCTGCCAGCCATATCGTTGAGCCTTACGGGCTGATCCGATCCTGGTACGGCCGTGTCTGGCTCAACCCGCCCTTCGGTCCGCTTCCGTTGCTGAATGGCTTTATGGCGATGATGGCCAGCCACAACCACGGCACCGCGCTTCTAGCCGCTAGGACAGAAACGGCAATCTGGTTCAACTGGGTCTGGCGGCATGCTGCGGCGGTCCTGTTCCTGCAAGGACGGCCACACTTCCATTATCAGGACGGCACGCGAGCGAAGGCCAATAGCGGTTGCCCGATCGCGCTCATTGCTTATGGCCGCGAGGATGCCGAACTTCTGGAGAACTGCGGCTTGTCCGGCTTCTTCGTCCACCTGCGTCGAGACGCCCCGCTGTTCGCCCAGGCGGAGGGCGAACGATGACCGACGATCCGCTTGCCGGCGTTGAGCCGCGCTATCATTCGGCGATGCCGGACTGGGTGATGCTCAGGGGTCTCGTGATCCGCAGCATCCCGGTCTGTGAGGGCGGCGGGTTCGCGATCCGTCGCGATCAGGCTATGCGGATTCTCGAATTGATCGGCAAAGCCGAGGCGAACGCGGCGCTTGACAAGCCAGAGGCGACGCCTTCATAGGACAGCACTGGTGCGGAATGGAGCAGCCCGGTAGCTCGCCAGCCTCATAAGCTGGAGGCCGTCCGTTCGAATCGGACTTCCGCAACCACCCTCCCCCGTTGACATCCACTGCCGCTGCCGCAATAAACTGGCAGGAGAATCGCAATGGATATCGTGGTCGATCTCGATGGCACATTGGCCGACATCAGCCACCGTCGGCACCTCGTCGCCTCTAAACCAAAGAATTGGCCGGCATTCCAGAAGCTTGCCCATCTAGATAAGGTGGTCGAGCCGGTCGCTGTGCTGGTGCGGTCGCTCCCAATGCTCGCGCACCGGATCATCTTGTGCAGTGGCCGCGGCGAGCAGGAGCGGCCGACCACAGTGGAGTGGCTGAAGAAGCACTGTGCAGTGTGGCAGAGGAAGTGCGGGCCGAACGGCTGAAGAACCGCCCCGGCAAAGTCATCCCGCCGCACATCGACCGGCACATGGTTGCCGACCTGATGAGTGGCACCGATGGCGAGTTCGGCGTTTTCTGGGATTCTGCCGAAGGTTTCGTGCGCTTCGCCCTTCCAGCGCTATTCGGGGACGGCTGATGTCCGAGCGACTGGCAGACGGCAGTTACCGCAAAACCGAGGACGAGCACTTCACCGACTGGGAAAGTTGGGCGTTCGGCTTCGGCTACGGCACAGGCGAGCCACACACGCTGACGGCCCTGAAGGAGTTCTTCGCCCTCGTTCCGGCGGAAGGCGGCTATGATTATCAGGTGCTAGAGGCTGGTCTAACGCCGACGGTGGCGTGGCTGCTCATCAACGCCCTGTGCCGGTTCCCGGTCGATGTCCTGGAATACGGCACGTCGCCCCGCTACGCATGGCTGACGGCGGAAGGGCGGCGGCTCAAGGCGTTCGTGGACGGTCATTCGATCGATGATCTGGTGGCGTTGACCTCTAGAGACGAGAATTATACGCACTGCGGTCCTGACTATTGCAACTGCGGTCCTGATGGATATCAGAAGGGCCGTATCTGCCCTAACCCGTTCTGGAAAGGTTGGCCGGGAACCGCTTGACGCGGAATCGTCCGCCTCTTCATGAAGGCAGCCCATGAGCGCAACGACTGGCTTCCGGAAGTCTAAGGAGCTTCTCTTCGACCTCGCCAAAGCGAGCGGGGAGCAAGTCCTATGCCCGCAGTGCGGCGATCCAATGGAGCCGGCCGGCAACACCAAGCGATCGGCGACGCGCGACCACATCCTGCCCAGGACGCGCCGTTACACCTATCCGCCAGACACGATCATGCACAAGATCATGTGCGCCCATTGCAATGCTCTTCGTGGGATGTGTGGTCACTGCTGGGGGGCGGTCGCTTGCGTCAGGGCCGTTGCAAAACCAAAATCAGCGATGTCTGAAATTGGCATCGCCTCAAAATGGGGGCTGCACTCATTACAGGTAAAAGCAGAACCGCCACCGAAGTTCATCCCCGCTGGCGAGCCAGCTAAGTATGGGCCGCCGCGCACTGGCTTCGCCACGCTGGCTGATGTATGGCCGCGCTCATGAAGAAGGAACCCCCTGCCGGAACCAAGTGGTGCTCAGTCTGCAAGGCTTTCAGACCGAAGGCCGACTTTCACACGCCGCCGAAGGGCTACCGCTGCGATTGCTGCGATCCTTGCGCTGGTGCAAACATGCGGAGATATTGGGCTGCCATGAAGGGTCACATCGACCCGAAGAAGATGGCGATGGACGCAAAAGATTGACCTGCACCCGCTGCCCGCAACTCATCGCCGAGCCGATCTGCTTTGAATGCGGGAGGAAGAAGCCGTGGGTGGCCGGGCCGAGAGTAAGCCTAGGTCGCGGCGGCAAGCGCCGCCCTTCAGCAGAAGGCGTAGCCGTCGAGCCACCGAAGGGACCGAAGCCGCTGGCCGGCGGCGCGGCAGCAAAGCGCGAAAGGCTTGATTCATGAGTGACGCACCGACCGCAGATTCCCTGGCAACCTCTCTGGTCTGCGGCTGCGAAGGGTTTCGCAGTGCTCCGTATCTGGACAGCGCCGGCATCTGGACCATCGGCTATGGCACCATCCGCATCAACGGCCAGCCGGTGACCGCCAACACGCCACCGATCGACGAGCCAACGGCGCGGACTCTGATGGAGTCCGAGTTGCAGCCGGTGGTGAAAAGCGTGCGCGGCCTGCTGTGCCCTGGTGCCGGACCGTGGTCCGTCACAGAAGCGCAGATCGCCGCCTGTGCCAGCTTCAGCTACAATGAAGGCCTTGGGGCATTCCGAGGGTCGACCATCCTGTACCTTATCCACCAAGGCGACGATGCTGGTGCCGCCGAACACTTCATGGACTGGATCTACGACCACGACCCGGTGACGCATCAGCTTGTCGAGGTTGAGGGATTGCGGAACCGGCGGCTGAAGGAGCAGGCCGTGTTTCTCGGTGCTGCGCCATGACGATAGCGGCGGTTTTTCTTCTCGGCGTCCTGATCTGGGGGCGCTGGACTGATCGGGGGGTCGGATAAGCCATGAACGCCAGCCTCTTCGGCTCACTCCCCGAGCAACGTGCGCCGACCTCGATCGAGACCGACGAGCACGTCCTGGAGAAATGCCGGCGCTGCGGCGGTAGGGGATGGGAGCACAATCCATTCCCGCGTTGGCACGATCGTTGGCTGGACTGGGATCCGGAATGCCGGCGCTGCTCCGGCGTTGGCGTCATCCTATCGTGGATAGGTCCGCGCCGCTCCGCCTAATTCATGATTATATAACGTAATTGGGGAGGGTCATCTCCATCGATTTTGAAAAATGGAGATGCGATCCCGAGCCGGCGGTCGAAGCGAGCGATCGTTGTTGGAAGCAACCTCTCGCTGTCCGCCATACCCACCACTGCCATCCAATTTCCATTGGGGGCTTCGATCAAGAGTAGCCGGGTTGCTCCGCCGTCGTCCGTGTAAGCTACCCCGTGTTTGGTGGTGCACCCGACCAAAATCGTCCAATTCAGATATTGGAGAAACGTCGGGTGACCACCAAACGGGGTGCTCATCGATTAAGCAGCAACACGCATTTCGTACCGGACTGGAGGCGAGCCGCTAGCTTTTGGGATGATTGACCCAGAAGCCTGGAACTGCTCGCTTTTTCCGTCGGTGACCCACTGCTTCTGAAAGTGTTCCGGTGCAGGAGCGATCCCCCCAAACGGTTTTCCAGTACGGCGAAGGCTCTCCTCTAACTCGGCTTCGAGCGTGAGGGCGAGGCGGTGTTGCAGGGCGTCCAGAGTCGGCGCCTGGGCGCCGATGTCGTGCTCAAGGGCTTGAGCTAGCCACGCGTCCCCCTCTTGGAAGACGATCACACGGATGTTGATGGTTGTCACGGTTCTCCTCCCGCGCAGGCATTCCTGCGCGACAAAGTAAGACACATCGGTTAGCAATGCGTCAATTCCGCCGAAGTTTCGACGCGGAATGACGGCGCGCGACGCGAGCCGCCAGCGTCGCCGGCAGCAACATGCTGCATCGCTGCAACTCTGTCCAGCCGGGCGACGCGTAACTATGGCGGCGCGCTCCTTCAATATAGGGAGCCGTCCTCCCATGGGAAGGGAGTCCTACGAAAAGTTTATCGCACGGTATTCTTCGGGGACAGCAATGCCAGTTCCCCCTGCCGAGGATCAGCGTTATGCGATCCCCGCCGCCACGGATGATCCTGCCCCGGCTTAGGCGGCAGGCGGCGCTGTCCGGCTTCCACTAATTGTTCGATAGGTCAGCCGCTTGCCTTTGGCACCGACCAGGGCGAGATCGGCGCGCTGTGCGTCGTCGATGCCGAGCTTGATCCGGTTGGAGTAGCGGAAATCAAACTCGGCCAGATACCGCTTCAGGTGGGCCTCGCTAACGTGCTGATAAACCCCGTAAATACCGCGCTTGAGGATGGAGAAGTAGCCTTCGGCGGTGTTGGTATAGACATCGCCTCGCACGTATTCGTCGATGCTATGGTTCACGGTGCCGTGATCGGCGAAATTCCAGCCTATCCCGGTGTAGATGAGCGACTCATCGGTCATGAAGCGGGAATCCGGGTGCGCGTGGCGGCCGATGATCGGACGCAGGTTGTTGGCGGTCACGTTCGGGACGTGGAAGCTCCGCACCTTGCCGCCGCGCTCCACCAGCGACATGACGGCTTGCTTCACGCCAGGCGGCTTGAAGGCTTTGCTTTTGCTTTTCCGGCCGATGAAAGTCTCATCCGCCTCAATGACTTCGCCAGCGCCGCCAAGCGGTGGGGTGTAGAGATCGCGGACTTCCTTCATGGCTTCCCGCACGCGATGGCCGAGGAACCAAGCGGTCTTCATGCTGCCGCCGAGAGTCCGGTGTATCTGGCGGGTGCTGAAGCCCTTCTTGCTGCTGCACATCAGATAGATGACCTGCAACCAGATGTGCAGGGGCACATGGCTGGCCTCGAAGATGGTCCCGATCTTGACGGTGAACTGCTTGCGGCAGGCGTAGCACTTCCACAAGCCGGGCCGGACGCTCTTGCCCTGGAGCTTGCCAGCTTGCCCGATCACGCCGCAGTGCGAGCAAACTGGACCATCGGGCCACAGCTTCGCCTCGACATATGCGAAGGCGGCGTCCTCATGTTGAAGATGCGGGGCGGAAAGTGCGGTGGTCTTCATGGCGGCTAACTCCTTGACCGCCAATCTATATATGGAGGTTGGGTTTGTCAAGTGTAACTTCGCCCCTGGATGGTGGCTCGACAGGTGACGTCTGCGCAAGAGCGCAGACCTTGGCTTCCGGTAGCTGTCAGGAAACACCGCGTTTGACGGCGTCGAACCAACTTGTCGGTGCGATCGTCAGCGCATCGTGGACCGCCCGGTCGAGAATGCCCGGCATCCCCTCCGGCCAAAGTCGCCACTCGACGGTGATGAATTCAGCTTCGTCCTTCGGGACGATTACTGTCAGGAGTATGCCAGCCTCGACGCAGAAGCCGGCGGCGACCAGTTTCCTCTCCACCTCGCGTATCGCCGGCTCGAGGATGGCATCGATGGTGCGGCGCTTCTCGGCGGAGAGGGTCACGTCACTTTCCTCCCGCCCAAGATGGTGATGTGGTTGTCCATTTGCTTGTCGTGACCGAGTACCTGCAGGGAGACCCCGTTCCTGATGAACAGATCCAGGTAATGCGTCGCCGGCAGGAAGCGCGCCCACCGATCCTGGCCGTCTGGGGTCATGTGATCCACCAGTACCAGTAGGCCATCAGGCGCCAGCAGTTTGGCGATATCCGCCGCCGCAGCCTCTTGATTGACGTCAGGAACGCAGAACACCACCCAGGCCAGGACGAGCTCGTAGGAGCCATCCAGCAGGGTGCTTCGATCCGAGGTGAACTTGATCGTCTCCGTCGTCTTCCAGTGTTCGGAAAACTCCGCACAAGGGTCGTAACCCGTGGTGAAGGCGTCAGTGGCTTGCGCCAACGCATGGGTGAACCGGCCGGCACCGCAGCCGTAATCGAGGGCGGTGAATTCACCCTTCAGCAGGGGGGCGAACCTCGGGAAGACGGCGGCGATCTGCCGCTGGGTCTCGGCATCGAGCGTCGCGTCGTCGATGCTGAGCGACATGACGGACTTGCGGCCATGGTTGCGGGCGAGTGCTACCCAGGGGTCGTTCATTGGTGCTCCAGTACGGCCTTCAGTTGCGCGCGCCATTCTTCAGCGCTCTTTTTCCCAGCGGGTTCGTTGTTGAAGATGAATTGCTCCACCGCTGTCAATTCTTCGCCAGCGTCACGTTTTACGAAGATTTCGCTCCACTCAGGTAGTTCGATGTCATCACGCATATGGCGCATCCTCCGCTGTATAGGTCGGCGCCGGCCAGACCTTCTCGTAAAGTTCAGCCACCCGCTTCTGGAGCAAGAGATTGCTGCCCATCAGACCGGGGCGGCAGATGAAGCGGCCGATCGCACCCAGATCGGCGAAGTCCTTGTCGCGGTCCACCGTGTCTGTCCGCAGATAATGGAGGAACCGGCAGTCGGCCAACTCCTCCGGGTGCGCCTGGTCGAACGCGGCCTGGTTGGGGAAGTTGTAGCGGAGGGAGAGCGATTTCACGGGGACGTCGGCGCATCCCACGGCCAGAGCGACGGCAACCTGATCGAACCAGTAGGTATCCTTGATCGTGCGCCGCAAGAAATCGATGGCGTCGTGATAGGGGGCGATCATCTGTTCGAACATGATTCGTGGAGCGAAAATCATGCCGCTGTTCGCATAGAAGGGACCCGTCGTGCCGGGTGGACACATGATCCCTGCGCCGCTGTAGATGTGATTGACGCGAGGTATGTCAGGCAACCCGGACAGACCGAACAGCCGCACCCAATCAATATTATTCATCGGGGGCACGTGGGCCTGAACTCCTTGCACGGCATCGACATCGAACAATTCCGGGAATGGTCGAACGGCGATTATGTCGCAGTCAGCGATCATGACAAAATCGGCATCGACTGGAAGCGACCAGCGGCGGTTCATCGTCTCGATGTACGGCGAGCGCGTGCCGCTCCAGCTATCGAAAATAGCACCGCTTAACCATGTGACATCGATGTTGTCCGCACGAAGAAGCCCGACTGTGACCCCCATGTCGGCAGGAAAGTCGCTCGATCCAATATAGGCGCGCACAGTCGTGTCGGGATAAAATGATCGAATGCTGCCGGCCAGGATTCGTAGCCGATTCAAAAATGCCGGCGTAGGAGAAAGCGGCACCCGCAATTCAAGCCGAGGCATAGCGTCCATCCTTCTCAATCTTGTTTCCGAGCATCGTCAGGAACGCTTCCGTATGCGTTTCGCCAGTGCGCCAGACGCGATGATGAACCTGATGCGGCTTTACTCCATACCGCTCACACGCGGCTAAAATAGTGGTCGTTTCTCCGCAGAGTGTTATCCGAGGATTGCGACTCGTGTTTCTGTTCTGATCGGTGCGGGTTGCCCACACGCAATTGGCAGGTTCGTAGTTCCCATTGCTGTCCAGCCGCTCGATTTCCATTCCACATGTGGTTTCGCCCATGTCGGCGAGGAATGCTTCGTAAGAGCACCATCGCTCACAGATCGAAATCCCTCGGCCGCCGTAATAAGCCCAGGATTTACTTTTTGGGTTCAGACAGCGGGTGCGCATGCTCTGCCAAGATCGATAGCTTTGGGGAATCGAGTGGGTCCGAGATTTTGCCCCGTGGGTAGTCCCCCACGAAGCCGCATTTTCCCGCATGAATGCGGACTGAAGTTCGGACCGAAGGCAACCGCACGAATTTACACTCCGACCGAGATTGCCGCTGTTGACGATCTTGGGATTGCTCCCACACTCGCAGCGACACATCCAGAGGACATTTCCGGATACGTTGCGCCCCGCAGGCTGAATGACGGTGAGGCGACCGAACCGTTGTCCCGTGATATCTTTGAACCTCACGCTGCCATCCCTCGCGCTGCTCGCGCCTGTTCCAGTTTCCATGCCGCCAGCACCTCGGCCGGGAGCGCACCATCGTCCCCCTCGTCCTGGTGCCACAGGGAGCGGTCAACGAACTCGTCGGCGAATTTCTCGACCACCGCTTCGTCCGGCACCAACTCAAGGGCGTAGCCGATCTCCTGGATCGTCACCCTCGGGAGGACTGCCATCTGGTCGTACTGAACGGTCGTGGAGGGCCATGCCGGATCGACTTCCGCCCGCGCCCTGGTGACGTATTCCAGCCAAAGCGCCAATCCCTGCTCCTTCGGGATGCCGTTCCGCTTCGTCAGCGACGCCGCCACTGCCAAGGGATGCCGGACCACGAAGACAACCGAGACGCGACAGCCGACCTGGGCGAACATCTTCCGCCAGAACGGCAACAGCCGGCACATCCGCGGTTCTTTGATGGCCAGCAGCGGATGCGCCGTTAGCCGATCGGCAAGCAGGCAGATCGCCTCGGAGCCGAACCCCCACTCGATTATCATGGATTGCTCGAACCCGGCCGGCAGCGGCGTTGGATCATCCCATCGCGCACCGAACGCCATCATAAGCCGCTCGTCCAGCCCCAGGACATCAAGGTCCTCGCCGAAGTTGGGATTGTCCCGGCCGCCCCATGCCGCCCGCGGGCCTAGGCTCGCGCCGAGGCACGGCAGCGCATTGGCGACCAGAGAGGTGCCGCTCCGATGGCAGCCGAGTACCAGAACGACGCGTCCAGCCATTAGTGCGTCAAGCACGTCAAAACGACGATTCCGAAAGCAGCGAACGCAAGCGCGCTGAGTATGGCAAGCGCTCCCATTCCTTCTGAACGCTTTTCTGTCGCCAGGACGGCAGCCCATACGGCGTTCACCATCGCTGCGCCACAGATGACCGCAGCAAAGACGGCGGCAGTAATCATTTTTTCCTCCCCTTGGCCGGCACGATGCCGTCCACATTGACGATCTCCGCCAGTCGGCCAGGTGCCTGCGACAGGGCTTCCACAAGGTCGCCATCGGCGACGAACAAAGCTTGGTGCACCGCCGGCGCTCGCACCACCCAGACGTTGCCCTTGCGCTCAACCTCGATGGTGAAGCGATCTGGAAGAGATGACAGGTTGATATCAGGTGACTGCCAACCGCGTGGACGCATAGGGATACTGGATGCTCCTCGGTTCCACTCGGCGGCATCAAGCTGATTTGCCAGAATTCCATAGTTGATAGCGGACGCTGGCGGCACGCTCTCCGGCTCCAGCGGCAACCCTACAGCTTCCTCGCGTTGGCGGATTTCTTCTGGCGTCAGTTCGATGGCCGCCTCGAAGGCAGCATCCTGCGGCGGCGGCGGCGTAGCTGCTCCCATCGAGCCGGACATGAACCGGTAACCCTTGTTCATCTCCCCCGTCTGCACCAGTGAGGCAGGCGGCGTGCGAACTGCGCGGACTTTGCCAGCCATCAGCGCGTCCGCTTCGTGGTCGTAACTTTCTTGTCGTCAGGTTGGCTGGCGTCGGCGTCCAGTTTTTGGCGAAGTTCGAATGCGATATCCGGGTGCATCGCACCATAACCCCGACGCGACGGCTCTGCCTGCACCATGGCGGCGCAGGCTTCGAAAACCTCGACCTTCGCCTGGAGGATTTCGTTTGCATGGCGCAGGGCTGTGATTTCATGCAGAGAACGCTCAAGCAACTCTTTGACTTCCATAGCTGTCCCTCTCAATCGAAACACACACTCAGATCGTAAGGCGGTCGCCGCCCGAGTCGGATGTCCTCCATGATAGCCAGGAAGTTCATCGCGACATTGCGGCACCCCTGCTCCTGGTGGAACTCGACGACATCATGAAGCTGCTCGTATTCCCCGCAGACGGCGCAGTTGCACTTGCCGCGCGGCTCGTAGTGAGGCCGGCGCTTCGCCGTGCGCTTGCAGGGCTTCGGAATGCCTTTCACCGGCGAAAGGTTTTGCTCGTCGCCGCCCGCTGGTAGGCGTCGGCGACCCGGGCCATTTCCGACAATGGGGCTTCGGTCCCCTTGAGTTGCAACCGCTGCTGCTCCCAGTTCTTCGGGTCAAACGCCCGCCAAGCGCGGCAGACCACGTCCCATGCGTCCACCCTGGTCGACGCCGACTTGTCGGCCATCTGCTTGGCCAAGGCCCAGATGCTTGGCGGCATGTTGTCTCTGTCGAGAGACGCGAAAGCGCTGAATTTCGGCAGCACCTCGTCCCGGCCAGCCATCAGGTGACAGACGATTGCTGTCTGGACGGTCGCAGCCGTCCGCGGCGTTTTCGTCCGGCCGATTTCCATGGACCGCTCAACAACTGGTCGAGACCATGCCAACACCGATGAAAGCTGCTGCGCCGACGGCGGCTTCCGTGTCGTCGGAAACGACAGTTTCCACAGCGTCTTGGCGATGGCCGTCATCATCGGGGGCACACGGAGGTGATCTGCCGCCGATCGCTTGATACCGCCGTCGATGACCTGGAAGCTGAGCGGGTCGCAGTCGTAGGAGACGTTCATCTCCACGCCGATGCCGCATTTGACGATGGCGCTCAGCCGGTGCTGGCCATCAACAAGCTCGTTGTCGGTGGTGATGGCGACCCCTTGGTGGGTCAGAATCCATTCGCCGCGCTCGATCATCTCCGCCAGGGCGGCTACCCAAGCGAGCCGGAGCGGCCGGTTGATCCGGTTCTTCCGCAGCAATTCCGCCGCCTGTGCGGGGGAGATGTGTTCCCGAAAGGTGAGCATGCCGCCCGATGGCGCTGCCTTCGGAACGGGCTTCAGGGCTGCTGACACTGGGGTCTCCTTGGGTTTGGAGTGACCGAAGCGGGCCGTCACGCGTAAACGCTTCCGAATTGGCCGGTTGCGTTGCTGTTGGTGCACGCAAGGCGATGGTCAGTGTGGTGAGGGCATCGCTTATTGCCGCAGATTTCGCAGCAGTAGCGGAACCCAGGCGCCATGCCGAACGGTCTCTCTTCGACAGCCGAAGACCGCCGCTCCAGATGGCAGGTAATGCAGCCGCAAAGCCCGTCTTCGCCTTTGAGTAGGCTCATCTCACGCCCCCAAGCCGCAATGTTCCGCTCCCGCTATCGGTAGAAACACCCGAGTCGTCAAGTAAGTTCCTGTGGCGGATTCGGCGTAGCGTTAGCTATTCGTAGCGAAAGCGGTGGCGGCCAGGGTTTCCCGGCATATCGGCCTAGACCGAGTGTCGTACATGCTCGTGGCATGCTGTTGAAACAGCGGCTGCCAAAATGAGCGGTGATGTACCGCTGTTCGGCGGCGTTGAGGGCTTTCGCCATCTCTTCGGCTGTTGCCATGAGCGGAAGCGTCTCAAGCAGCATGAATTGAAATGCTGCAATACCATGGATACGCAGGGCGGCTTTCAGGCGCCCATTTGTGTGCCAACCTCCCTTAAGTTGGCAGAAATGTCCGTAAGTTCGGACCATCACGTTAACCGCACCGCCGAAATACTTCCACCCAGCGTAGGGTCCAGGAGGACGGGCTGTGCAGGCTATCGAATAAATCCCCGGTCCATCGTGAGGGATTACCGAGGGGGCCATTTATCTGATCCCGATTCGTCCATTTGGACCAAAACCCAGTCAAAAACCCGGCGGGCAAAATCTGAAAGCCCGATTTGGTGATGCCGCATTTGCGTCAGCAGGAATTCCCGCTGCCGGTTCGTGATGCAGATCGTAAGCCGGTTCAGGTTTAGCGACGCTGTGCTGCTCATACGAGCGACATAACAACGCCGCCGATTCTAAGCAAGCGTCATACGCTCCAGAGATTTGGTCCGAATTTCCCTGTAATTAAACGAAATTCCCGGCATTTTCCGCCGCATGGCTGAGCCCATGCTGCCGACCGACCCCATGCCGGGTGATTACGACAGTCCCGACCAGGAAGGCGAGCGGAAGCGGAAAGCGGAAGCCAGCCTTCGTGAAGACCGTCTGCGTGCCGTTGAGGCCGCGCTGATCGGAACCCGCGAAGGCCGTGAATGGCTCTGGGCTTTCCTGACGCGCCTGCATGTTTGGGAAATGCGTATCGCAATGTCGCAGTCTGAGTACGAGAACGGATTTATGGCTGGCGAGCGCGAAGCAGGGCTTGGGGCCATGCGCCGCTTCGCCAAGGTCAGCCCGACGAACTTCGGCTTGATGGTGGCCGAAAACGATGGCTGACGAAATCGCCCCGGCCGTCGCCGCCGCTCCTGCTGCTGCACCCGCCGCCCCTTCCCCGTCCGTTGCCCCTCCGTCGGGACCCGCTCCGGGCGCAACTCTGCCGGTGGCCGCGGAAGCGGTACCGGCAGCTTCTTCTGAACCGTCGGTAGAGTCCCCGGTCGCGAATGACAGCATCCTCAGTGCCGCGAAGCCCGAGGAAGCACCCGTTCCCGCCGCCGAGGCCCCTGCGGCGGAAGCACCAGCCGAGACCGCCGACGCCAAGCCCGCTGAAGCAGCCGAAGCGGAAAAGGCGGCGGAGCCGCCGAAACCACCCGTCTACGAGATCAAACTGCCCGACGGCGTGAAGCTGGACGACAGCAAGCTCGGCGCCTTCACCGGTATCCTCGGCGAGACCGAAGCCAAGATCGCCGCCGACCCTGCCAAGGCTCACGAAGCCATGCAGGAGTTCGGCCAGAAGGCGATGGACCTCTATGTGTCCGAGATGCAGGCGGCCAACGAGCGCTCCGCCCGGCTCCAGAAAGAGATGTGGGAGCGCACCCAGGAAGACTGGCAGTCCGCATTTCGGAACGACCCGCAGCTTGGCAAGAACCGCCAGGAGACCACGCTGGCCCGCATGGGCGGCCTGATGGACCTGTACGGCTCCAGCGCCGGCCCGGAACGGCTCGCTGCGCTGCGCGACATCTTCACCATGACGGGCGCCGGCAATCACATCGAGGTGCTCCGGTTCGTCAACTGGGCCGCCGGCCGCCTCACCGAAACCGCCCGCGTCGTCACTCCGATGATGCCGCGCACTCCCGTGCAGGCCGGCTCCAGGGCCACCCGCATGTACCGCAACTCGATTCCGAACCAAGGAGCCGCCTGATGGCATTCCTGTCCCTGATGGACGCCGCCCGCCGTATGGACCCGGAAGGCGAGATCGACACCATCGCCGAGCTTCTGAGCCAGGCCAACGAGTTCTTCCAGGACATGACCTGGGCGGAGTCGAACCTGGATACCGGCCACAAGAGCACGGTCCGCACCGGCCTGCCGAGCGGCACCTGGCGCCTTGCTTACGCTGGTGTGCCCTACGCCCGGTCGACCACCGCGCAGGTCGTGGACACCCTCGGGTTCCTGGCCGCCTACAGCCAGATCGACAAGCGCGTCGCCGAACTCGGCGGCAAGGTGGCGCAGATCCGGCTCACCGAAGATTCGGCCTTCCTGGAAGGCATGAGCCAGCAGATGGCGACCACCTTCTGGTATGGGAACAGCGCGACGGCGCCGAGCCAGTTCACCGGCTTTGCCCCGCGCTACAACACCATCACCACCGCCAATGCGGCGAACGCCCAGAACTGCATCAACGGTGGCGGCACCGCCTCCAGCAACGCCAGCCTGTGGATGGTCGGCTGGGGCGACATGACCAACTTCGGCATCTACCCGAAGGGCACCAAGGCCGGCCTTGTCTTTGAGGATCGCGGCGACATCGTGCCGGGTTATGACGCCAGCAACAACCCGTTCCCGGCGTACACCTCCTACTTCGAGTGGAACGCCGGCCTGGTGACGAAGGACTGGCGCTACGCCGTCCGCATCTGCAACCTCGACACCACCACCGCTGCCGTCGGCCTGTTCGGCACCACCCCGCCGGACCTGTTCTTGCTGATGAGCAAGGCCGTGGTTCGCTTCCCGACGCTGACCAAGCGCGCGTCCGGCATCACCGAGACCGACGCGCCCGACGAGCCGGCGCCCGGCATCAACCCGGCGTTCTACTGCAACAGGACAATCCGGGAAAGCCTTGATATCCAGGCGATTCGTGACAAGAATGTTCTCCTACGCCCAACCGAATACGCCGGCCAGCCCGTCGTCGAATTCCGCGGGATTCCCATCCGTGTGGTGGATGCACTTTTGAATACGGAATCGGCACTTACGTAAGTAACGCACTGAAAAGGTGAGTAAGTAAATCGCGATGCGCTGCTATTCTACCATTGCAGTTCGTGACTTTTCCGGTATGATTGCGGCAGGAATTCTGTCCGCAGGAGTGCCAGAAATGCCGCGTGTGATGACTGAGCAGCGGCGTGCCGCGAAACGCGCGTATGATATCGCCCGCTATCCTGAAATTCGCGAGAAGGCGATCGCGAAGGCCAAGGCTCATTACGAGGCCAACCGCGAGGCGAAGAAGGCCGCTGCGACTGCACGCTACAACGCGAAGAAGGAAGAGATTCTCGCAAAAGAGAAAGCGAAGCGGTTGGCGGATATCGCCGCCGATCCGACGTTCCTGGAACGCGAAACTGCTGCGCAGAAGGCTCGCAGGCTACGTCGCCTCGATCATTATAAAACGGTGACGAACGCTCGTGCACGCGAACGGCGTAAGGAAAATCCGGAGAAACACCGCCAGGTGCTTCGCGAACGCTATTGGGCGGACCCAGTAAAAGCTCGCGCTGCTGGCGTCGCCTATGCTGGGAATCGACGGGCTCGCAAACTCGCTGCTGGCGGCGAATTCACCCCAGCCGACATCGCTGCGCTCTTCCAGAAGCAGCATGGCAACTGCGCTTGGTGCCTGAAGTCTCTCGGGAATGCCACCCCGCACATCGATCACTACATGCCGCTATCGCTTGGTGGCTCAAATAGCGTGTCTAACATCCGTCTGCTGCACCGCAAGTGCAATATGGAGAAGCACGCATCGGACCCGATCGAATTCGGGCGCCGAAATGGCCTACTCTGCTGGTGAACAAATAGGAGCCGTCTCATGGCGCTGTTCGATTCTACTTTATTGTTCTATCACACCGGCAACGTCTACAATCTGACGGCTGGCGAGTTCGTCAGCGTCGCCGGCATCGTCGGCACGTCCTCATCGGTGAGCACGGCGATCAACCTCGGCAATCCGCGAGACCTCGGTATCGGCCCGGGCGCGGAAATTCCGCAGGTGGTGGCGATCGTCGGCACGGCGTTCACCTCGGCGTCGTCGAGCCAGTTGATCAACCTGCAGTTTCGCGGTTCGACGGACTCGGTGAACTGGACCGTCTACTACGAGACCACGCCGGCATCGACCGCAAGCTGGCAGGCCGGCACGCAGTATGTGTTCGACGTGCCATCGCGACCGACCGATCCTCTGCTGGCGTCGCAGTTGGTGGCGCTGCCGCTCTACTACGACCTGAACCTGAACCTGACCGGCGGCGGCGCGGCAACCATTTCGACCGGCACCATCCTGGCCGGCATCGTCCTGGCGGCTCCGCAGAGCGCGAGCACTCTCGGCGCTTACCCGGCTGGATTCTCAGTAGCTTAACGAAGGTGGCCGGCAAACTCACCATGAAGTCTCTCGGCGGCCTCCCGTCTAGCTGCCATCGCTTCGGCTTCCGTCAGGAAGTAACCGAGATAGACTTCGCGTTTGTCTACGCTGATACGCGCTCGCCATTTCCCGGTGGGCGGGTAGAAGCTGACGCCGCGAACGCCACTCTTGTTCATCCCGTTTTGGGAATTGGTCGCCGGCCGCAGGTTGTCGATCCAGTTGTCGTCGCGTCGCCGGTTCTCGTGGTCGAGATCGCTGGGCGGCCACTCGCCGTGCACGTAGAACCATGCGAGGCGGTGGGCGTACTGGGGAATACCTCTGTCGATGGCGATGAGCCGATAGCCCTTCGCCATAAGCTGCCCGGCTCGCTTGCCGGCATAGCGGGTGTTCCAGCGCGGCAGCGCGTCGGCGCGATGCTTCCAGGTGAAGAAACCTGTGACGGGATCGTAGTCGAGGACTTCGACCAGACGGGCGTGTGTCAGCAGCCGTTTTTCTCTCTTTCTCATGTGGGCCAGTATACAGGTTTGGTATTGTCCCAGCAAGGAGTTTGCTGAATGTCCGACGAAAACAGCGCATCCGCAGTCGCGATGCAGCACGACGGCAACTCGACGTTGGTCCGCGAGAACGCGGAACTCCGGCGGGCGCTGGCGGCGCTTCAGGCCAATGTGGTCGAGGGCCAGTTCCGCGGCGAGGTGCCCCGCTACCTGCTCAACGAGCCGGGCTACTACGACGACACCTACTTCGAGCGCGGTTCGATCATCGACTACACGGACCCGCCGAACCTGACGATGGTGCCGCAGAACGACGCCGCGCGTCGGCGCCTGCAGGTGGAGATCGACCTTCAGACCGACGGCGCCCGGGAAATGGCGGCACGCCGCGGCCGGCATTTCTATGGCCTGGTGACCGATCGGAACACGCTGATCGACACTGCCATGGCCGACGCCAAGGCCGATACCGTGCCGGTGCCGGAGATCAAGATGCCGGTGCAGCACGGCCAGATTCCGGCGATGCCGCATCTGCCGGAAGCGCAGGCCGCCGCGCGCCGCGGACCCGGTCGCCCACGCAAAGCGATGGCGGTTGCCCAGCCTGCGCAGCAGGGACCGGAATCCAATCGGCCGATGGCCGCGCCGCGTCCGATGGAGACTGGTGATCTGCCGCCGGCCATCGTCGGCCGTCGGGTTGCCTGAACGGAGGCTTGAATGGCCCAGAACCTTCTCGGTCAGATCCGCAGCGTCTATCCGCAGACGCCAGGCGGTGCGCCGAGCGCCGCGCTCAAGCGGGTGTTCGACAACTTCAATGCGGTGGCCGATCCAGGCGTTACCACGGACTCAACCCAGGGCTACGAGGTCGGGTCGGTCATTTTTAATCCGACCACGCTGCGCT